CCGCCGTTAAAGCATCCAGAAACACCCGCACCGACTGGACCTGCAGCAAAATAATTGTGATATCGCAACAGTACATAGGGCCTGGGATATCCCCGGGCCTTTTTTTAATAGGAGGTTATAATGGTACAGAGTGAACAGAGCAGAGAACTTGGAGAAAAGTGGTTTAAACAGCTGCAGACCGAAGTGGCAGCGGCACCGGCAGAGAATCTGGAGGACTTCCGGACGGCCATAGACCCGGATACGATGGGATTTTATGGTCAGGAGGGAGTGGACGATGATGATTAATAAACTGCTTACCCCATACAATTATAACGACGGTCAGATTAGCCGTATCAAGTACATTGTAATCCATTATGTAGGGGCTACAGGCGGAGCAAAAGCCAATTGTGAGTATTATGCAAGCAAATACATCGGGGCAAGCGCCCACTACTTTGTGGGCTTTGAGGGAGAGATATGGCAGTCGGTGGAAGAGCGCAATATTGCCTGGCATTGCGGAGCCAATGCATATAAGCATCCCGAGTGCCGCAATTCCAACAGCATCGGCATCGAGCTGTGTGTCCGAAATAAGGGCAGTCAGGCCGATACCAGCCGCGATTGGTACTTTGAGGACGCCACGGTGCGTTCGGCTGTGGCCCTGACCAAAGAGCTGATGGAAAAATACAAGATAACGGCAGACCGGGTGGTCCGGCATTATGATGTCACCGGTAAAATATGCCCGAATCCTTTTGTCTATAATCATACGGATCATACCTGGGAGGAGTTTAAAGCCGCGCTTAAATCAGCCGGTTTCACACCGGGCTGGGAGAAAGATACTTTGGGCAGATACCGTTATGTACAGGCAGACGGCACCTATGCAGTTAATAAATGGCTGCTGGTTAACCATCATTGGTATCTGTTCGGGAAGGACGGATACATGTTGACCGGCTGGCAGCGGTGGAACGGCAACAGTGTCATCGGCCCGGATGAACCGGGAGACTGGTATTTTCTCGACAATACGGTGGATGGGCCGTTGGAGGGAGCATGCTGGCATGAACGAGCCGGAGGTTTTGGCGGCCTGGAGATATGGAAAATTAACTAAATCATTTTGAGTGGCTGGGGACATCCTGGCCACTTTTTGTGTGGTGGGAGAAAAAGAATAAAGAAAAGAGTAATGTAACAGCAAAATAAAATCAGAGAAAGGATGAATTTTATGTTAGTAGAAATTACGAAATTAAAAGAAGGGGAATTCTTGACAGTAACCAGTCGCGATGTGGCAGAGGACTTTGGAAAAAGACACGATAATGTGGTACGGGATATTGAAAATTTGATTTTAGGATTGGGGTCTCCTCAAAATTCAGCAGGCCTGTTCGTTGAGTCCAGTTATGTTCATGAGCAGAATAAGCAAATGTATAAACAGTATTTTCTAACCAGAGACGGTTTTTCACTTTTAGTAATGGGTTTTACAGGGGCCGATGCGCTTCAGTGGAAATTGAAATATATTAAAGCTTTTAATATGATGGAAAAGGAATTGAAACGCCTTTATGCTGAGCGCCAGAAATGGGAAATTGAACGCCAGAAGGGTGTTCTGGTTCGTCATATACTGACCGACACAATCAAAATGAAGGTGGCCGACAGTCCGCATAAGAAATTTGCTTATCCTAATTACACAAAGCTCATCTATAAGACTATTTTCGGCAAGACAATGAAGGAGCTCCAGGCACAGTACGGTGTTAAGGGCAAGGAAAGCATTCGGGAATATGTGACGGCAGACGAGCTTAAACAGATTGAATCAATGGAAATGCTGGTCAGTAGCCTGATAAGCTGCGGATGGGGATATGACCAGATAAAAGATTTTGTGCAGACCAACGCAACGAAGATGCTGGCGGGGTAGTGGTCACAAAATTAGACCCATATCCGTTTGTTGGATATAGAGGTAAAAACATGCCAGCGCTATAATTAAAGAGGGGTGATGCCAGGAGATGTGTCCTCCGTTGGCCTCGCCCCACATATCCTATTACTCCGTTGGCCCCGGACCCTCAACCGGGGCCTCCTTATCTTTTAACTCTTCAGCGATTATTCGTATTTCTTCCCGTATTTCATCATGGCTGTATTTTTGTGATTTTTTAGGTATCCTCCGATGCTTTACGACATACCGGACAGTAAAAGCAAAGCCAGTTATCGCAAGGTCGATAGCAGATAAGTAGTACAGGATATCAAGCTTAAATCGGCTCCATTTCTTCATGTCAATCCCCCTCCCCTTATAACCTTATCATACTACTTTGGTGCAGCAATGACGCTGGAATTTTATGGTATTAATTGTAGTAGTATTATAACGTAATCATAAAGTAAATACTATATGATATAAAATCTAATTTTTAAAAAGAGGATAGGTTACAATTATGATATAAAATATTACAGAGTTGGGAAGTAAAAATGATGGATGCAGGTTATGTGCTGGAGAGAATTGAAGAATTATGCGATAAAGAGGGCTGGTCGCATTATGTACTGGCAAAGAGATCAGGCATATCACAGTCTACCATATCAAATATGTTCAGCCGAACTAATCAACCGACATTTATCACAGTGGCAAAGATTTGTGACGCCTTCGGAATCACGATGGCCCAGTTTTTTGATTCTAAACAGCACCTTGATTTGAACGCGGAGCAAGAAGAAATTTTGCGCATGTTTGATACTATGCCTTCACAGAAAAGAGAGTTGGTTAAGGCTTTTATGCATGGGCTTATAAAAGGTTAAACAGGCGGCCAGGAGTGATCCGGGTTTTAAAATATTTCAGAATGTCTAAGTTTTGTCCAAGTACGCCCGTTCCGCCCTTATATAACAAGGAAAGGAACCGTGACTTTTAATCAAGTTGTCCGGGGTTCGAATCCCCGATGCCTCATGAATGAAAGATAGCGGAAAACCTTGTAATTACAGGGCTTTCCGCTTTTTTTGACGGTAAAATTATCTAGGCAATTTTATAGAAAAACAACGAAAAAACATGTCTAAAATCTGTCCAAGTAAGCAAAATTTTTCAGGATGTCTAAATTCTGTCCAAGCTGTCACAGCGCAATCGCTGTTTTTACGACCTCCTGAACGTTCTCTTTTTCCTCCATAATGTGGCTGTAAACGTCGATGACCATCTTCTCTGTGTCGCCCAGCAGCTCCGCGATTTTCTTTGTGCTGATAGCTGGAATCTGGTAGCACAGCTCCGTACAATAATTGTGCCTGAAGATATGTGCAGTCAGATCGTGAATGACGTACAGGTTTTCAGTTCCGCCGGCGGCCAGATTCATCTTATTAATAATACGCTCCCACATGCGCCGATAACTGCTTTTGGTCATCATGCGGCCGTCCTGGGTGTGCATCAGATACGGTGCTGTCAGGCCTTTAAGATACTCCTTTAGATGGACGGCCAGAAATGGAGGGATAGGCACCGTACGCACCCCGTTTTCGGTCTTTGTATTCTTTACCCCGGGATTATTCACCCGAAACTCTACAGACCCTCTAACGGTCAATTCAGACGTTTTTAAATTGATATCAAGGGGCTTCAGGGCCAGCACTTCGCCGCGGCGGAGGCCGCAGCCGTAGATAATCAGAACGAATGCCTTTTCCATCGGCGTGAAGTCAGCAGCCTTGATTGCCTTCTTTTCGGTGGCGGTAAGGGGCCGCTTTTCTTTGGCTTTGTACTTTGGCCTGTTGATTTTTTCGCACAGTTCCCGAAACGCCTTTTCCGGGAGAAGTCGTTCATCCACAGCAGCCCGGATAATTTGTTTATATGTCAACATGATTTGTTGGCATATGCGAGGTTTTTCGGATGCATTGTTGATAAGTAGCTGTAAATGTACTTTTCTTAGGTCCTGCAGCTTAACGCCTTCCAGCGCGGCAAAGTGCTTGTCTATTATATTTTTATACATCATCCTTGTATTGTACTCCCGGACAGCCTTGCTGGTCTCCAGCCATTCATCGGCGTAGGCCAGAAAGGTCATATCCGATGTCTGGATTTGATTTCCTTCTTCAATCCGGCGTTTCAATGCATTGACCTGTTTTTCAAGGTCGGCGCTGGACTTTCTTGATTTCAAGTTGATTCGGTGTTTCTGGCCGTATTCGTCATAAGTACCGTCCCAAGCCTTAGTACGATAAATACCATATTTGTCAGGTTTGTATTTTTGCTTTGCCATTATATCATCCTTTCCTGTTGCGATGTCGCAACTATTTTTGGGTATAAAAAATACGCCCCTTGCCAGGACGCACTCTGGATGATATAATTTAGGTGTCTAAACTAAACCTATCTTTCCGGGAGCATCCGGCAAGAGTATTATGTGAAAAGCTTCTGTGTTACCAGCACAGGGGCTTTTTACATGCTATTGTAGTAGTTGCTTTTTCTTAATATCAAATTCTTCTTGAGTAATTGCACCCATGTCTAAAAGTTCCTTCAATGCTTTTATTCCTTTTAATGCATCTGTCATTTCCTTTGAAGTAGAAGATACAGATGATTCTTTTTCGATGTTATAGCATTGAATTTGTGAATCAATATCTGAATTGCAAACGATAGTAATAGGAAAGATTATACCATCATTTATTCTTTGTAATTTAATAATAGCTGTATTGTTCTTTTCTACTCGTTTTTGTAGTTGTTGAGTAGAGGATTCATTCATACTCTGTGTTTTGGACTTTCCTTTCCCACCTGCACCAATAGCGGCGCCAACTATAGTTCCTACGCCCGGAAACAAAACAGTTCCGATAAGTGCACCTGTTGCCATCTTCCCTGATTTTCCTTTTTTTGTTGTTTCAGAGTTCTCGGATCCTTTTGTGTTGGATGTCGTCATGAACTCATAATCCGGACCCTTCCAGTCATATGAAATAATTTTATAGAGGACAGAATCATCATAATTAAAATAGACTTCACCACTTAACTTTTGGCGAATGGTAGCATTATTACTTAATCCTAGCTCTTTGTTTCCAAAAGTTATATTTATTAGGACACTTCTATCCTTCGCACATTCGGCCTGCTTCGATAGCCGTGCTTTATTATTTTCTAATTCATTTTTTGCAGCGTTCACTAAATTATCCATCAGTCCCATACTGTAATCCCCCTATTATTTTAATCTCAACTTGAGCAATTCTTCTGGCAATCCAGTACAATTACAGAATTGCTCTTGTGTATATCCTTCATAATCTTGTAGCATAGCATCATTAATTAAAAGATGAGCGGCAAATAAATTAGCTTGACTTTCAAGCTTAGATGTAAGCAATAAAGTATGACGACTCATAAATGCACAGTTTTCTTTTGGATGCATAATTGCGTGACCTAATTCATGAGCTAGAACTACGTGCAAAAAAATCTCATCATCTATATCAGCATTAAGAAAAATATATTTGCGTCTATTTATTAATTTATAAAAACCAGCGGCCGCATCGTCAAGAGGCATCCTTATGAGAGTGACTCCTAAAGACTTGGCTATTTTCTCTGGATTATTTGTGCCAAGCATTTTTACATAATAAGAAACAAGTCTCCTGATTTTATCATTCAAAAATTATTCACCATCCTGTGATGCCTGCTTCTTTTCAGGCCTTGGCTTATATTTGTAGGGTCTGTACGTTACTTTGTTTTTTTTCTTTGCATCCTCCAAGGCAACTTCTATAGCTTGCCGAAGCAATTCCAGTTTTGAATCAGGTATGGGCTCACCGTTATAACAAAGCGGGGCATCTTCGCCGGACGCCAATTCATTCATTATACGATCAAGGTCTTTTGCAATGTCTCGCCTATCGTTATTACTAAGCTCAGACTCAATCTCCTCTTTTCCTGACATAATAAAATCTGTTGAGACTCCAAGATATTTAGCAATACTGGCTAGCCTATCTGATGGAAAGACTCCCTTTCTTAGCTGACTAATATACCCATTTGAATATCCCAGATCCTTTTCCAATTTTGAGATAGGTATTTTACGTTCTTTGCATAATTTTTTTACTCTTTCAACGCTATTCACAGAATGCCTCCTAATTTTAGAGAAAACCCATAAAAATGGTATTGACAAATTAGAGAATAGCCTATATAATGAGTTTAGGATTTAGAGAAAAGCCATAAAACATAATATAGGGAACTCTCGAAAAATATGTATCTGACAATTCATATTTTAGATTATTCTCTAAAATTTGTCAATGCTTTTCTCTAAAAATCCAACTAATATTTTTAGAAAGGAGGCTAAATTTTGCTTTACGACAAAATATCACTTTTTTGCAAAGAAAAAAATATTCCCCTTTACCTTTTTGAAAAAGAGTGTGGATTAGGAAATGGGACTATAACAGGCTGGAAATCTTCTAATCCTAGAATTGATTCTCTGCAGAAGGTAGCTAAGCAAATGGGTGTCTCAATCGAAGAGCTTCTGAAATAAAAACACATGTTCGATAAAACCAATATATCACCATAATATGCATGTGTCAATGGAAAGAGAAAGGAGGACGAGAGATGGAGAAAGATAAAAACCCACATATTCCGGCGTGGAAAGCGTGGGTTCTGCTCATTACAACTGTACTGGCAATTAATACTGTTCAGAATTATTGGGTTCATTCGCGGATGTGGGAGGAAATTCATCGTTCTCAATCCACAGTGAATCAGGTGTTGCAGGCTGATGTTGAATATCATCAGAATATGAATTTTGCTTTGGAGCTAATTCTTCGGAAGCTTCAAGAGCCTTGAGAATGGCTTCTTGGCAGTCAGTCAGCTCTGAGAGATATTCTAGCATCTGTTGTACCTGGTCTTCTGATATAGGAGTAATGGCTTCCACATCCTCAGTCTGCGAAATGGATTGTTCAACAGCATGATTCCAAAAAGGGGCAATTAATGTCATTAGCAAGACTACGATCATATTTATGACATTTAGCGCGTCAGACAATGACATTCTTTTAGCGGCTGAAGATTTTTCTGCGTCTTGCTCTGCGACGCTTTCCGAATTATCAGGAACTTCTTCATACAGGAAATCATCAGGAATAAAGGATTCTGGCATATTAACGTAATCTTTACATACCTGGATTTCAAAAATAGACTTTGCAATCGAGGAAAAGTCTATAGATAAGAGGCTTTTTGTAATTTCCAAGCTGAATTCTTTTCCAAGCTGACTAAATGAGGATATGAGCTGTGAGTAGGCCTCAGATGCTATGAAAGTTTCATTTATGGACATGAAACAAGATTCAACCATTTCCGTAATTGAATTAGATAACGTGTTAAGTGCAGAAATTTGGCTAACCATTAAAATTTCGGACGTTGAAATGGATGTTTTTTCTAATTGTTCACTTAAGCTTATCAAAGCTGTACTTATCAGATTTATATTATAGTTTTTAGGTGACATAACATACCTCTTTTTGTACTTGGCGCGGAAACGCCTGTAAGTGCATTATAGGACAGGAGGGGGGCAAAATCAAGAAAGGAGTGTAAATTATGCTGGAGTTTCCAAAACCAGTCATGAAAATGTCAGAACTGGTCAATATGGGGTTCCCGGAAACCTATCTGAAGCGGGCTTACGGGGATAAAAACCAGACCTTCGCCACAAAGATGAATCCGGCATTAACAAAGAGTCCGGTTATTTTCGACACCGCTGGCTTCAAAATCTGGTGGGAAAAGCAGATTGAGGCACAGGTTCGGTCGATGCCCAGGAGAAGAGGGAGGTGATACCAATGCACAAGCATAACTATACCGGCCCACAGGTCGTGCGTTTAAAGAGAGAACTGCGGGCCGAGAGAGCAGAACGGCTATGGATGTACAAGCTGCTGGCCGTGTCGGTAATTATCTGCGCGGTACTAACCGGGACACTGCTGGCTGTGGCGCAGGCGGCAGGGATTTTGTGAGAGGAGGGACAAGGATGCTTAGAACTACCACAAAAGAGATTCTGCTGACAGAGCTATCGAATCGGAAACCAGAGGAGATCCGCTTGAGCTTTGCAATCGGATGGATGCGGGCAGAAGAAAACTTGTTGTACACAAGCGGAGAGGTTTTGAGGCTACTAGAGGCAATTGAAGGAGAAAATGAGCCCACCGGCGGCAACCGGACAGGCTCAGATACATAAAAAATAATTTCACAGCCTCATTGTAACACGAGGAGATGGAGGATGCAAGAATGAGATTATACGATTTAACAGAAGAGTACGCCGCATTACAGGACATGCTATATGATCCGGAGGTGGACGAGCAGACCATACAGGACACAATGGAGGCCGTCTGGGGTGAAATTGAGGACAAGGCGGAGGGGTATGCCAAAATCATTACGGGGATGAAGGCAGATGCCGAAACCTTGAGGGAGGAAGAGAATCGACTGGCTGCCCGTCGTAGGCATCTGGAGGCCCGTTCCCAGTACCTGAAAGACACGCTGGAAGCTAACATGCGCGCCGTTGGTAAAACCAAATTTAAAACTGCCCTGTTCACCTTCAATATCCAGAAAAACGGAGGATTACAGCCGCTTGTCATTGACGGATTAATTGATGACATTCCTGGTGAATTCCTGATTCCGCAGCCGCCGGTTCCGAACAACGAAGCGATCCGAAAGTTGCTGGCCGAGAAGCAGGTTGACTGGGCTCACCTGGATCCCCGCGGTGAAAGTCTGAGGATACGCTGATGGATGGCGAAAAAATCACACCTTTCCGAATGCAAGCGCTGATGGAGATTGCTGCCAGGGTTGTCAAAATCATGGTAACAGGAGCCTGGCATCTGACCTTCGAGGAGATGGAGATTGTCCTGGGGATGATTCAGCGTGAAATAGAGGAAAGCAGGAAGAAAAACGGCGAAAGAAGCGAGGAGGATACATAAATGTTTTTGAATATCACAGCGTTAAAGAAAATTTTGACGAATTCGTACAAATCAACCGGACTGACCGTAGGCCGGTTGCATCACCAACTGATAGTGTGCAATACCTGCTTGGGCTTCCAGATTGATGTGGATTTTGTTCCCAACAAGTTAAAGGGAATTCTGGCGGAGCTTATCGGGGACCTTCCGGAGGAGGGGGAAATCTATACCTACACCAAAGAGGGACAGCAGGCAGAAATGGAGCTTGCACGATATGACTTTTATGAACGTTGGAGGGCCGCCAAAGATTTTGTCGAGAAAACGCCGGTCATACTTCGGAGACATATCAATGATTTCCGTTTGCTGCAGCTGAACAGCTCCGGGAGACTGATTGCAGTTTATAGGGAGTTTGTGGACTTGGTCAGCATGAAGGATCTGGAAGAGACAGAGAGTATGCCGGGGAGGCCCAATTACAGAGATGGAATTCTGTATTGGAAAAATGACAGCATGATTTATTTCGCCACGCAGACCGTGTTAAAAGAAGACATCGCTCAGATTCTACTCCCTGCGCTGGAGCAGTTCCGATTTACAGAGAAGACGATAGAAAGAACTGCGGAACCGGAAGAGGACCTGAAAGATGCTCTTCCCTATAAATAAGGAGGAAAAGCGATGGCGACACCTGTATTAATTATTGGCCGGAGCGGCGCCGGGAAAAGCGCCAGCATGCGTAACTGCGCAGGGAAAGACTTTGCACTAATCAATGTGCTTAAAAAGCCGCTGCCGTTTAAGGGGAAGATACCCGCTGTTCAGACGGACGACTATGCAAAGATTATGAATGCCCTGAAGGGATGCAAGCAAAAATCAATTGTGATTGACGATGCAGGATACCTGATTACCAATCAGTTTATGCGCGGACACAGCAACGCCGGCAAGGGGAATGGGGTATTCTCCCTGTACAATGATCTGGGAGACCGGTTTTGGAGCCTGATTCAGTTTGTAGTTGGACTTCCGGAGGACGTAATCATCTATTTCATGATGCATGAAGATAAGGACGACAGCGGGGACGTGAAGCCGAAAACGATAGGACGACTGTTGGACGAAAAGGTTTGTGTAGAAGGTATGTTTACGATTGTGTTGCGTTGTGTTCTGGACGGTGATAAGCATCGGTTTATAACTCAATCGGCCAATGGAGCAGTCAGCAAATCTCCGATGGGAATGTTTGACCAGCTGGAAATTGACAATGACCTGTTCCTGGTGGACAACACCATCCGGGAGTATTACGGGATTCAGAATCCAAAGAATTTAGAGGAGGAAAAATAGGATGATAAAAAAACCACAAGGATATGATGCAGCAGCTGCGTATACAGGAGAGTCGCAGCAGCTTCCAAAGGGAAAATATGTATGTGTAATCAAGCAAGTAGCCGTCCAGGAATCGAGAAACGGAAATGACCAGTTTGTGATTCTTTATGACATCGAAGAAGGAGAGCAGAAGGGCTTTTTCCAGAAGCTTTTTGATGCGGATAAAACACAGAATCCCAGTGGTGCGAAGTGGCGCGGCGTATTTAAGCAAAACATGGAAGGGAAAGGTCTTAGTTGGTTTAAGGGGATTATTACGAGTATTGAACGCTCCAATGCGTTTGTATTTCCTTGGGATAAGGATGGCAATGAGAAAACGTTGGTCGGAAAGAAATTCGGTGGAATTTTTCGGCGCCGGCAGTATGAAGCGGATAACGGAAACCGTCCTGTCGTGACAGAGCTTTTCCGTATTCGTAGCCTGGATGGACTGGAGGAGGCGGAGGTTCCGGAGGACGAGCTTCTTCCGCAGGACGGCCGGACGTCCACGAATACGAATGTGTCGGTACCGGACAGCGACGGATTCATGAACATCCCAGAGGGGGCAGATGATGAGGGAATCCCATTCATGTAAAGATCCAGACCTCTATCGGAAAGTCAAAGAGGGGGTAGATATCAGCCAGGTAGCGGAATATTTTGGCTTTCCGCCGAATGCAAAAGGGCTGTGCCTCTGCCCCTTTCATCAGGATAAAAAGCCCAGTATGAAACTATATCCGAACGGAAAAGGGTTTTACTGTTTTTCCTGCGGTACCGGAGGGGATCAGATTAAGCTGGCGGCGCTCTATATGGGAGTTTCCAATACAGAGGCAGCGGAAGAATTGGCCGTTGCCTTTCAAATACCTGTATCGGTGCCGGTCACATACCGAGAGAAGCGGGAGGCCGAATTGAAAATGAAGAAGCGCAGGAAGCTGGCGGACTTCCGGAAGCGGGCCGGGATGTACCTGCAAATGTACCGTATCCTTCTCTGTGAAGCCAGGAGGCAGCCGGATAATCCCCATTTTCTGGAATCGGTTCATGGACTTGAGTATATAGACTATTTAATCGAATGCCTGAAAGAGTGCCCGGAAGCGGTATACCAGGATGAAAGGGCGGTGAGAAGAATTGGAGAAATCGAAGGACGAATTGCTGAGTGGTATTTCAGCCCTGCAGCCGACGGAGCCATTCCCGGATGAAATTTTCTATCAGATTTTTGAGATAGAAGATAACGTGGAACGGACACAGTACATAGAGGCATTGCGAAACGAGGCCAGGCGGATAAAACGTGCCACGGAATTTAATAACGTGTTTAAGTCCTTCATGCTTGATTACGCCCAGCGTCAGAAACAGACCGGGAATAAAACGAAGTTTACAGATCAGCCGCTGGAACTGGTTTGCGGAGAATGGACGGCTAATGACATGGGCGTCAGAGCCATCCGTTATGACAAGAATGCGATTCCTGCCCCCTTCCAGGCCTGCAGCCATCCCCTTCTTCCAGTAGAGATTCTGAAAAATGTGGACACGGCTGAAGAACGGATCACACTGGCCTATTTTAAGTCCGGCGTCTGGCAGCAGATCACGGTAGACCGGAGCGTCTGCGCCAACACCAACAAGATTGTGGATGCCCTGAGCCAGTACGGGATTGAGGTAACATCGGACAACGCCAAAAACATGGTGCGGTATATCTCGGACTGTGTAGGCCTTAATCCTGCGATATTGAACCCAAAGAAGTCCATCAACCGCCTGGGATGGGTAGGCAATTCCTTTACGCCTTATGCAGAAGACATCCGGTATGAGGGGGATATGGATTATGAGGTGATTTTCCGGAATGTAAAAGAGGCGGGAAGTTATGATGCATGGAGAAGCCTGTGCGCCGGCCTGCGGGAAAATATTCCGCTACGGATGATGATGGCAGCCAGCTTCGCGTCGGTACTTCTGGAGCCGCTAAAGGTGCTGCCCTTTGTACTACATGTTTGGGGAACAACCGGGACGTGCAAGACGGTAGCGCTGATGGTATCCATGAGTATCTGGGGAAACCCAAAGATGGGCGGCCTGGTCAAGACAATGAATATGACCAAAAACGCTATTATGCGTAATGCTGCATTTTTATGCAGCATCCCTTTTGCCGGCGACGAGCTGCAGACAATTAAGGATAAGTGGCAGGGGAACTTTGACCAGTTGATATACCAGATTACAGAAGGTGTAGACCGTGGCCGGGCCCGGGCCTATGGCGGCGTGGAGGAGACCAGGACATGGAAAAACAGCTTCCTGTTTACAGGGGAGGAGCCGGTCACGAAAGCCAACTCCGGTGGAGGTAGCAAGAACCGCGTTATTGAGATTGCGATTGACGGGCCTTTGGTGAATGACGGACACTATGTCAGCAGCGTGGTACAGGAAAACTACGGGTTTGCCGGGAGAAGATTTGTGGAGCATTTACAGGAAATGGAGACAGGGCAGCTGACGGCCAGGTACCGGGAACTGTTCGAAGAACTTTGCCGTCTGGATACGACGGACAAGCAGGCGATGGCAATGGCCTGCATCCTTTTGGCGGATGAAATTTCCACAGAGTTATTTTTTGATGGAGAGCCGCTGACCATAAAGACCGTGAAGAAGTACCTGCAGAACGCTCGTGAAGTTGACGTGGCAGAGCGCGCTTACCAGCAGGTCCTAAACTGGGCTGCAAAGAATCCGGTGCGGTTTGAGGATCCAAAGGTGGATAATTCCCCCAATAAAGGGGAGGTCTGGGGGAAAATCGATGGAGAAGTTTTGATTTTGAACCGGGATGTCCTTCTGGGATTTCTGGATCAGAACGGATTTGATTATACCGCGGTGAGCAGAAAGTGGTCGGATAAAGGGTATCTGGTTCGAAATTCCCAAGGAAAAAACGTACATCAGACAAAGGTGTATGGCATCAAGTCCAGCTATATAAAATTCAGGCTGCCGCAGGATGACGATGATACGGATTCAGATGGCTTTATGGCCATAGAGGCGGAACAGATAACCCTGCCGTTTGACTGAAATGTCTTACCAGATTTGAAAAGGTAAGACATTTTGGGAAAAAGGTAAGACCCATCTAGCCCGCATAAAATAAGGCTTTTTAATATAAGGTCTTACCTGTCTTACCAGTCTTACCTGTTTATATATCTCGTAACGCGAGAGAAAAACTTTGTATAAAATTTAACATATGTATTTTGCTCTAAAAATGTTGGTATATACAACAGGTTTTTAGGTAAGACAGTAAGACCCATTGATAAATAAAGGGATTTCAGAGTTTTTCAGGTAAGATTCACGTAAGACAAACTGGAAAAGAGGTAAGACAAGCATGAATTACGACGGCGCCATAAGGATTATGGAATTTTTATATGCACTAAAATTAGTGATAGTAGCCAGTAAGCGATTAACAACTGATGATATTGCTGCCTTAGAAGAAGTAAAGAAAATAATGCAAAAAGGGGAAAGGGGAAAGGGAACAAAATGAGTAACAAAGCAGCGGGAACAAAATTCGAGAGAGAATTCGCCGGCGTCTTGGCCAAAAACTGGTTCTGGGTGCATCTCTTCCAGGATAATAAAAATGGCCAGCCTTGTGATGTGATTGCGGCTAAGAATGGCCGGACATATCTGATTGACTGTAAGAACTGCGAGACGGATCATTTTATTCTGGGCCGTATTGAAGAAAATCAGATGAATGCAATGATATTATTCAGCATGACGGGAAACCTGGTTGGAATGTTTGCAATTCGGTTTCCGGATGGAGCGATATATCTTATGCCATACACGAAAATTCAAGAGCTGCAGGAGGCGGGATTTAAGCGAATCAACGGTACTGTATGCAGGACACAGGGCATAGCATTGGAAAATTGGTTGAAATGGAGTGATGAAGATGCAGGTGATAATTGGAAGTGAAATCCGGGTAAAGGATGCGCCGAAGGCCCTGTATGACTGGTGCAGCGAAAACCTGGTTCTCCCCAATCCGGAATATGCAAACCGAGCTCGCCGGGGCCTATGGCTGGGAAACACGCCACAGTATCTTTGGCTCTACCGCGTGGACGGCAGCGACCTGGTTCTTCCGGTCGGAATCGGAAAACAGCTTCGGCAATTCATGACGGCCAGTGATTCTGTAGAAATTCATCTGGCTGACAACGGGATCCTTTCCTATGCTGGCAGCGTTCCGCTCTATGATTATCAGCAACCGGCGGTGGAGGCGATGATGGCTGTCAGCTGCGGTATCCTTCAGAGCCCCTGCGGTTCCGGGAAAACACAGATGGGGATTGCCCTGGCAGCCAAGCTGAGCCGAAAAACCTTGTGGATTACCCATACCCAAGATTTACTCACTCAGTCCCTTGACCGGGCGGCGCAGTATTTTCCCCGGGAAGTTCTGGGAACCATCACAGCCGGCAAGGTGCATATTGGTAGCCACATGACATTTGCCACGGTGCAGACGCTGTGTAAGCTGGATTTGGACCGGTACCGGGATTCCTGGGATGTTATCATCGTAGATGAGTGCCATCGGCTGGCTGGCACACCAACGCAAGTGACGATGTTTTACAAGGTTATGAACAGTCTGGCAGCACGCTATAAGTACGGATTGAGTGCCACGGTACACAGGTCTGATGGCATGATAAAAAGCACCTTTGCGGTGCTGGGGCCGGTGGTTTACCAGGTACCGGATGCGGCAGTGGCAGAAAAGACGATGCGGGTCCGAATTGTCAGACGGGATACCGATATTAAAACAGACCGATGCTGTCTGGATACGGACGGGACATTAAAGTATAACAGCCTGTTGGAGTATCTGTCCGGGAGCCGGGAGAGAAATCAGGTAATAGTAAAAGACCTGGTCTCTCAGGCGGGACATGCCGGACTGGTGTTGTCCAGCCGTTTGGCGCATTTAAAAACGATTATGGAGATGCTTCCGGCAGAGCTCCGGGAACGGTCCGTCAGGATTGATGGACAGATGACCAGCAAGCGGGGGAAGCAGCAGCGGGAGCAGGCCATAGAGGATATGAGAGCCGGCCGAAAGGATATTTTATTTGCCAGCTTCGGGCTGGCGAAGGAAGGGTTAGACATCCCCCGACTGGATCGGCTTTATCTGGTGGCGCCTCAGAAGGACTATGCAGTGGTGACGCAGTCTATTGGCCGCATCGCCCGGGTATCTCCGGGAAAAGAGGATGCAGTCTGTTATGACTATGTAGATGCTATCCAATTTTGTGAAAATCAATGGAAGCGGCGCCGAGCACATTACAGAAAGGCGGGATGTGAATTTGCTGGATAAACAGGGAGTAAAAAATATTTGGTGCGAAAGTTATTTGTTTTACCTGAAATATACCGGACAGCCTTCGGAACCAGGGTTATGGGATCGGGTGGTGACAGACTTTTCGGCGGCCATGAAAAAATATGAGGGTTGCCGGATGGTCTGCCAGTTGTATATGGCAGCGTTGGAGCAGTTGGAGTTGGAAAGCGGATTACATTCAGATGGTGGGAGGAATTAAATATGAGTAATCCATGTGAGGATTGTCCAGCTAAAAACAAAAGGCTTGAAGGTTTTTATAAGTGCTATGCACCTTGCGTTTATGCAAGACAGTGGTACGAGAATAAAGCAAACAAAGGCAGGAAGAGGACAATGACAAATTATGAGAAATACGCCGGCACGCCCAGCCGATTTGCAGAACTGATTATGCAGATGAACTGTGAAGACGGAATCGGAGAGGCATTGACACGGCAGTTCTGTTTAGGGAAATGCATCAATGGCGATGGGGATGTGGAGTGTACAGAAAAGAATCTGAAAAAATGTATTATAACTTGGCTTTTGGAGGAAGGTGGAGAGCCTAGTAAAACTTGTTGGAATTGCCTGCATGAAGAGGCGTGCAGCTGGGAGCCTGCGGGGGATGGAGACTGCTGCGAGAGGTGGCAGCCGGAGCTACTGCGGGAAGCAGGGACTGAAGCCGGGAAAGATGCTGCGGCGCCGGTATTGAGGCCAGCAACGTAAAATGAAGATTTAGAGGAGTGAAGAGATGTTAGATGTAATTTTGGATGTAATCTCATTCTGTTTTGCCTGTAGCTTTTTAATTGACATTTCTGGAAGGAGAATAAAATGAGGATAAAAATTATAATGCATGTACCAACGAGCCCAAGCCCGGCGGTAGGCCAGGAATACGATGTTATAAGGGTTAAAGAGCGGACAAATCGAGAAGGTGGCAACATTTATTTTGTAAACTGTGAAGGACAAGAAGTAGGCGTATTGACTCGTGAAATGACAGTTATAAAAAAAGACTAAATGAGGATTTAAAGGAGGTGTGGAATGCGACTGATTGATGCGGATACTTTAATTGAGGAGTTGGAATCACGTGCCGAGACTTGTCATCGTGATTTTAATCGAGCAAAGCATAAAGTAGATAAGGATATGTTGATGGAGGCCCATGTAGGCTATATAAAACTGATCGGCATAGTAAAAGCTATGCCAACAGTAGATTTGGAAAATTGACATTTAGCAGAGCAAAGAGGGAGGGATTGCAACGAGTAAATCAGATTACATAAAAGTGGCAGAGCAGCGGCGCCGTCGGGCATCCATCCAGAAGGGGCCGCGGCCGGAGACCTGGTCGGCGGTGATGCCGGCGTATTGTTACACGGAGCTATGTCCGGTGCCGGGGCTGCGGGACAAGCCGGAGGATAAATCAAGAGGAGGTGATGCCAGTGGACAAGGAGATTCTGACCCAGTATATAGACGCCTGTGAGTTAATCAAGGAGACGGAAAGGGACATCCAAAGATTGAGGCAACGGCGCAAGGTAATTCTTCAGGATTCCGTCAAAGGCTCCATGCACGAATTCCCGTACGCAATGCAGAGTCATCACATTGAGGGGCTGGCATATGCGACGGTGCAGACACCGGGGCTATTGGATGAAGAAGAGGAGCTGCTGGAGGAACGGAGGGCGGCTGCAGCGGGGATTAAGGTACAGGTCGAGGCGTGGCTGAATACAGTACCGCAGCGGATGCAACGCATCATCCGTCTGAAGGTGTTTGAGAAAAACTCCTGGGAGCAGGTAGCTGCGAAGATGGGAAGAGGAGCGACGGGAGAGGGTGTACGAAAAGAGTTTGAGAATTTTATGAAAAAATGATTAAAGTTTTTCCGCTTTTTCCGTTTTTTCCGGTTTTAAAATGTTATAGTATAAACTGGAACAACTGAAATCCTCGTAAGCCCCAGTTTTCCATCATTTCTCGGCCGCCGGGTGCAGCAGCCTTGCGGCCGATTTTGGTTCTGATATCTCATCCGTAGATAAAAAGATATCCGGAGAGCCAGCTCCGCGACCAACTGGTGCATACCGGCGATGAGCCGGTACTGTGTGGAGCATCCCACCAATGGCAGGTGGACAGGGGCGCGCCCTGGGTTCTGGTTCGATTCCGGATGCACCGCTTTGTATCTGGTTTTATCTCCCAAAGACATTTCCAGATACGGATTAGGCACTTGGCTTATGGCTGAGTGCCTTTTCTATTCCTTTTTGGTATTTGAACAATTAGAACATATGTTCTATACTGATTATACAAAATAGGCGTCAATAATATGGGAAGAATTTCCAGAAAGGATGTGGTATAATGTAAAAAAATGTCGATGGGAGAGAAGCACAATGCCGTCTATTGGTTTGTCTATTTATTCACTGAGGGTTTTAAGATTCCGTGGAGAAGATGCTGAGTTACATAATTTGAAGGATGGAAAAAGTCTGTTTGATTTTGCAAAAGAGTTTATCGAAAACAATATGGAAAATTATGTTGATGAAGAAGGCAACGAAAATATATTTGCATTTTCAGATTGGGATATACGTACAATAATTGACCAAAATAGCAATAAGCTTTATACTCTACTTTATGGTAGAATTAAATCGGGCAGTTATGGCTCGGAGGGTGAACTTGTGGACAAGGAAACAGGAAAAGTAACGCACAAGATTACATCGAAGGAGGCTCCAGTTCTTCCGTTCAGCTTTTGTATTTCGGTTGCTGATTGTGAGAAAGATGACGGAGTAACAACTGCCATAGCTATTTTTCAGAATATCGGAGGAAACGGAGTTAAGACTATTTTCGAAGAACACTTCAAGGCGTTTTTAAAAAAGCAAGATATAGGTTTAACACTAAGTTTAGGTGCTTTATATCCAAAGGAGTTTATAAAAGCATATATGCGAGAGGGGAAACTGGCTAAAATAAATATGATTCAATATGCTATTCCAGATGACATCGCAGATCGTGTAGGAATGAACCGGGGTGTTAAGAGAGCAAAGCAAATACTGACAATTATGAATCCTGTAGGATTTCTGAGCAGAAATGAGTATAAAATTCATGAATGCATGCAAGGGAAAAGGGCATATGATAAAATAATAGAATTTCCAGATTTTGACTATGATGATTTGAAATTTGTTTTTAGTATAGCTGGGAAAAATAGAACTGTTAGTATGAAGAATATTGACAAAACCGTTGTCGTGAAAGATATTACAGAAATTGTATCAAAGATAGGCGGGAATCCAGAAAAAGAATCAATCATTGTATTGTTTGAAGAGTATTCACGGGAATATCTTTCTGATATGGGACTTATAACGCTTCAAGAAAACATGGAATATAAAATGATGGTGAAGGAAAATAATTCGAATAAAGAGGTGAAAGCAAATGAAACTATTATTGAGGGGGGTGAGTGATCCCACTATTTGGATTTTACTATGTTTTCTAGTGCTTTTTATCTCAAAAGTAATTTTTAAATCGAATTACTTTAATATAACTAATATTATTGTTAACCATGTAGATGCATTTAGAAATGAAAAGGATAATAAATTTAATAAACCTCAATTTGTAATAGCCTTTATTGTGCCTGTTTTTTTTGCGGGAGCTTTTGCAAAGATTAGAATAGTAGATGAAGACACTATAAATATTCTTACATTAATAATTTCTGTTTTAACTTCAATGTTCTTTACTTTATTAGCGATAGTGATAGATATTAAAGCAAGATGGAAAGAGAATAAAGGAAATAAAAGCTCTTCTGAAATGAGCGTAATAGGGAGAATATTGCAGACGGTTTATTATGCGGTCATGTTTGAGATATTACTTTCTATAATACTACTCATATTGTGTTTTGTAGCAGTATTTACTGCAAAATTTTCATTTCTGCAAAGCATTTTGATATATTGGTTTTCAAATATGCTTATAATGAATTTGTTTATGGTGTTAAAAAGGATATTTATAGTGATAGATAGAACATTAAAGTAGATATATTATAGCTAGAACCAGGAGCCACCACCGCGTGGCTCTTTTTCCATATCCAGAAAGCGAGGTGAGCCTGATGGCATTAACTGAAAAACAGAAAATATTTGCCGATGAGTATTTGATTGATCTGAATGCCACAAGGGCTTACCGCGTTGCATATCCGTCTGTGAAGAAAGATGATGTAGCCGCAGCTGCAGCTGTGAGATTGTTAAGAAATGTTAAGGTTGCAGACTATATTGAGAAGCGCATGCAAGAACGTCAGGAACGAACGGAGATTACACAGGATCGTGTGCTTAAAGAACTGGCTGTTATTGCCTTTGCTAAAGCAACGGACTACGCAGAAGTCAAAAACGGGGCGGTTTTCATTCGAGATACCGCAGAACTATCGGAAGCGCAGGTGCGGGCGATTGCCGGTATCAAAGAAGGGAAGTTCGGTATCGAATTGAAATTGAACGACAAAGAAAAGGCGCTGGAGCTTCTTGGCCGCCATCTCGGCATGTTTAAAGATAAAGTGGAACTGTCCGGTTCGCTGAATTCTGAGAAAACCAAGCTGGATGACCTTATCAGTCAGATGCGAGGTGGTGGTTAATGAGTGATAACCGACTGCTACTGTCAGAGAAGTACAAAGCTTTCCTCCAATGTGACGCTCCTGTGGAGTTCCTGGAAGGGACCACAGCCGCGGGGAAAACGACAGTGGGCCTGTTTAAGTTCATGCTGAAAGTGGCCGAGAGTCCGAAGAAGCTGCACATCCTGGCGGCGGATGACACCGGTGCCGCGGAAAAGAACATCATTAACAAGGACTTAGGCATCCTGGATGATTTCGGTGTGCTGGTGGAGTATAAGGGAAACGGCTCTGGAGAGTATAAGATGCCGCATCTTCTTTTTCACACCAATGCCGGAGATAAGATTATTTTTATTGTCGGCTATGGAAATAAGCGTAAGTGGAAGGATGCGCTGGGCGGTCAGTACGGCTGCCTGTACATCGATGAGATAAACACGGCGGATATTGACTTTGTGCGAGAGGCAGCCATGCGATGTGACTACTTGATGGCCACATTAAACCCGGATGATCCGAATCTGGACATCTACAAGGAGTATATTAACTGTTCCCGGCCACTGCCGGAATGGGAAGACGAAACACCGAAAGAAATATTGGAAGAGCTGAAAGAGGAACCAAAGCCCGGCTGGGTGCACTGGTTCTTTTCTTTTGCGCATAATCTGGGACTTCCGGACGAGAAGCTTAAGAAGATTATCCAGAACACGCCGAAGGGCACGAAGATCTGGAAGAACAAGATTCAGGGCCTGCGCGGAAAAGCGACCGGTCTCGTGTTTTCCAACTTTGAGCGTTCCAAGCATGTAGTCACAAAAGAATATGCCAAGCAGTTTGTAAAAGATGCGAACAGGCGGCATCAGACAGAGTGGTTCATATACTTCTCTGCCGGACTGGATACGGCGTACTCTCAGAAGTCCCCGGATACCATTTCCATGAGCTTCATCGGTATTACCAATAAGGGCAACTGTTTCATGCTGGATGAGAGGTCTTACAACAACGCAGAATTGGGTGTTCCTCTGGCACCGACAGATACCGTGAAGAATTTCATTGACTTTCTGGAACGCAACCGGCGTGAATGGGGATTTGCCAGAGACACCTTTATTGATAGCGCAGATCAGGCAACTATTACGGAGTTTTTAAAGTATAAGCGGCGGCATGGCTGCATTTATAACTTTAACGATGCCTGGAAGAAGGAACAGATTATTGACCGTATTACCAACCAGCTGAACTGGTTTGCTGATGCCGGGAACGGTCCATGCTTCTTTGTGGTTGAGACTTGCAAAAATTATATCCGAGAACTGGAAGTCTACAGCTGGTTGGAGGATAAAGACAATACGCCGGAAGACAAGAACGATCACATGGTTAACAGCGTACAGTATGCTTGGCTTCCGTATGAAGTAAAAATTGGAATTGGAAGGAGGAAATAGGGATGAACTGGTTTAAAAGTATCATTTGCAAGCTGTTCCGGATAGTCCCTGCAGTAGAACAAAGGGTAACTATTAAGGAGGCTTTATCATTTCATGGAAATGTGCTTAAGAACCGGATATGGTACAGGGGAGATCCCTATGAGCTGGAACAGTTCTTTAAACAAACTGCTTATTGCGATGTGTTTAAAGCGAGGTTCTGGGCTTCGGTTCCATTTCGCAAGGTTAGGAAGATTCATTCCGGAATCGTCTCCATTGTGGTTGACCGGTTTTCGGATATCATAACAACAGACTTCAATGGAATCAATTTTGGTGAGGATGGGGAAGCTACCCCGCTGAAAGATTTATGGGAAACAATCGCTGAGAAGAACGGGTTTGAGGATTTAATCGGTGGGGCGGTGTCAAGAGCTCTTGCACTTGGTGATGGCGCTTTTAAGATTAGCCTGGACGAGACAAGCGATTATCCGGTCGTTGAGTTTTACGAAGCTGATCAGGTGGAATATCGTTATCTGCGCGGTGGATTAAACGAAGTCGTTTTCCTTACAAAGTATCCCTACCCGAATAACAGTGAAAAGGAATATCAGCTGGAGGAAACATACGGAAAGGGGTACGTAACGTATCGTCTTCTGGATGATGGCGGGAAAGAAGTGCCGCTGCAGACACTTCCGGAGCTGAAAGGGTTTGAAGACACCGCTTTTGATGGCGATTACATAATGGCCGTTCCGTTGATTTTCTTCCCTTCTCAGAAATGGAAAGGAAGGGGAAAGGCACTTTTCGACAGCAAGACGGACGACCTGGATGCCTTGGATGAGGTAATCAGCCAATGGCTGGATGCGGTCCGTAAAGGCCGCGTGAACCGTTACATTCCAGAAGATATGGTTCCGAGAGATCCGAACACCGGCGAGCTTTATGAACCGAATGATTTCGATAATGATTTTATTGCGGTTGGCTCTGTAAAGAAAGAGGGAGCAGGCGATAAGATTGAGGTTTCACAACCTGTAATTTCTTATGAGGCCTACCTTAACAGTTACCTTTCTTTCATGGATCTGGTTCTGCAGGGAATTATCAGTCCTGCAACATTGGGCATTGATTTGAAAAAGACAGACAATGCGGACAGTCAGAGGGAAAAAGAGAAGATTACACTGCACACCCGCGAAAAGCTGGTTAATGCTTTGACCAAAGTGATTCCGGAGCTGGTGGATAAGGTAATGAAGACCTATGACCAGATGTATGGACACGCGCCGGGAGAGTATGATGCGTCGGTAACATTTGGAGAGTATGCAGCTCCGGGCTTTGATTCTGTGGTGGAGACCGTTGGAAAGGCAAAAAATCTTGGCGTTATGAGTACGGAGAAAGCAATCGACGAGATGTATGGTGATACACTTACAGATGAGGAAAAGGCCGAAGAGATTAAAAGAATTAAGCTGGAACAGGGCATCGCAGAAGTAGAAGAACCGGGAGTGAATATGGCTGCCGGCTCTTTTAAGGTGAACATGAAGGAGGGACAAACTGATGGAAGTAACGGTAATGAACCGGGTGTACCGGATGAGCCAAAAGGAGTACCAGGGACTTCTGGAAATAGCCAGTGAGCAGGTTCCGTTCGGTATTTACGCGATTGAGAAGCAGGGAAAAGCAGAGCTTCGCTGTGATAAGTGCAGCAGTGTTACTCAGCTTAAGAACCTGACCCGGCAGTTCAAGGCGCAGGGATTTAAGGTCTATGCCAATGGGAGGTGATTCCCCTGAATGAATACGATATTGTAGATGCTTTCCGCGTCATTGAGGATGAACTGATAGCTTCCATGATTCGCAACATGGATCGCCACAGGGCAGAAGAGACTAAAGAGGGCATAGAGTGGTCCATGTGGCAGGCAGAGCAGCTGCGGGCGCTGGAAAAGTATAAAATCCGGAACCAGAAGAAGTACCGGAAGAAATTTAAGGTACTGAATCGGGAGATTGAGGAGCTTATCCGGCAGGCCAAGCGGACCGGCAACATGCAGCAGGAAATCCGCATACTTCAGGCCATCCGGAAAGGGTACAAGGTTCACGGAAATAACAAATCTCCGGCGCACAAAGCAATGGTAGCTGAGTTCTTCCGCATGAACGAGGAGAAGCTGGAAGCACTTATCGAAGCAACCACTCACGACATGCAGAAGGCAGAGACGGCGATTCTGAGAATGGCGAATGACCAGTACCGGAAAGCTATCTTTAATGCTCAGGTATACGCCAACACCGGCGCAGGAACCTATGAGAAAGCCGTGGACATGGCTACGAAGGACATGTTGGCAGCTGGCCTTAACTGTGTTGTCTATGCCAACGGTGCCCGGCACACGCTGTCTGATTATGCGGATATGGCGCTCAGAACAGCGTCCAAGAGAGCTTACTTGCAGGGCGAGGGTGAGAAGAGACAGGAGTGGGGCATTGCTACGGTAATTGTAAATAAACGTGGAAATCCATGTCCAAAGTGCCTGCCCTTTTGCGGAAAGGTTCTGATTGACGATGTGTGGAGCGGCGGCAGCAGAAAAGATGGGAAATACCCGCTGATGAGTAAGGCCATCGAGCACGGCCTTTATCATCCAAGATGCAAAGATTCTCACACTACATACTTTCCGGGCATCTCCACAGCAGATGATACCTGGACAGAGGAAGAACTGGAGAAGATTGGTCAGAACTACGAAAAAGAGCAGAAGCAGCAGTATGCAAAGCGACAGGCGGAGAAGTTTGGAAGACTGGCGCAGTATTCTCTGGATGAGGGAAATCGGAAGAAATATGGGCTGAAGGTTGCGGAATGGAATGAGAAAGCTGGAGAAAACAAGGAAAAGATAGACATCCTCAAGGCTCATGCGGATTTTATTACCAAGTTACAGTCGGATGAACATCCAAGTCTTCATAAAGATAAGATGATAATGTATTCGGAGTTTACAGAGATGCAGGAAGATGAAAAATTAATGGCTCCGTTTGCATACATGCCCGATGAAGATGTTATAAAATACAATCCTTACGCCCCGCATATTCAAGATTACGATATGAATTATGTGTTTGCCCATGAGACAACACATAGGATGGATGAAATGGAATATCATAGCTGGGAGAATGAAAAGTTTCTTAATGCTATTGAATCCTGTTCTCAGAAGGTGTATGCTCAAAGAGAAGAAATTCAAAAATGGTTTGATTCAGGCGGAAAGTATGAGAGCAGTTTCGCATTGTCAGATATAATTAGTGCATTGGGGAATGGAGAAATTATGGTACCAGTTGGACATAAGAAAGCGTACTGGGACATGGACGAACGCTTAAAGCCTATGGAGATATTTGCGAATTTAAGTAGTATCGATGTTTTGAATCTGGATGAAGAAGAAGCTATTCTACATGAGATTTTTGAGGCGTATAGGGGGTTGATAGGATGAACGGACTAATACAGAAATTAAAAGATGAGGAAGTACAGAAATTAAAAAAACAGTATCACGACATAACCGGTGAATGGCTTGGCTTTCACTGGGACTGTTTTGGAAGCATTGATGAGTATAAAGATTATATGCGTAAAGTCATAAAAGAACATGAGACCACCAGTCAGTAATGGCCGGTGGTATTTTTATACCCATTTGCGACGTCGCAAGAAAGGAGAAGAGATGAAGAAGTATATTGGAACAAAATTAATTGAAGCAGAGAAAATGTTGAAAGGTGTATACAACCAGACAAGAGGGCGTGATGTGCCAGGAGATCCGGAGGAAGATGGATACCTGGTAAGATATCAGGATAGCTACGAGTCCTGGTCTCCAAAAGAGGTATTCGACAAAGCGTATCTGGTCGTGGATGATAATGAGAATCTTCCGTCCGGCGTGAGTATCGGGCAGAGGATGGTGGATGAGTTTATTTCTTACACTGAGACTCATACAATGGGTGACCGGACTACGGTAGTTCGTTGCGTACTTCGTAATGGCTTTGAGATTGTGGAATCCAGTTCTTGTGTGGATCCTAAGAACTATTCCGAACAGATGGGACATGATATCTGCATGAATAAAATCAAGGATAAGATTTGGGAACTTCTGGGTTTCCTTCTTCAGACAGCATGGTGCGGGATTCAGTAGGAGGTGATCCGACATCTCCCATCTGTGGGTGAAACAGAAATGGAGCAGTTATGGTAGAACTCTATTGCAAAGACGGCGTCATTTATACCGACGTTGCCATGAGCTTTGAAACGATTGAACACATTATGACGAACAATGTGGTACGGGATAATGATTTTGTCACGTTTCAGTTTGAAGATGGCAGCCGGGGCGCTGTAAGAAAACGGAATATCAACGGATTCTTTGAAATAACGGAATCCAATTAAGCACGCGGGCAGGTTCCGGGTGTTATTTTTATGCCTTTTCCTGACAGGCGTTAAAGAACAGGGGAAAGGAGCAGAAAAATGAAGAAAGAAGAGTTTGTTGCACTTGGAATCAGTGAGGAACTGGCGGGAAAAGCGGCGGAAGCCTCAAAAAAGGAGCTTGAAGGATATGTCCCTAAGTCAGAACTGGACACAGCGAATGCCGCAAAAGCTCAGCTGGAAAAAGACATTTCTGAACGGGATAAACAGCTGGAAGAGTTAAAGAAAACCAGTGGGGACAATGAGGAACTGTTAAAACAGATTGAGACTCTGCAGGAGGAGAATAAGACCGCAAAAGAGCAGTATGAGAATGAGGTTAAGGATCTTAAACTGACCAGCGCTATCAAAGCGGTTCTGGGCGATACTGCTCAAGATACAGATCTTGTACTTGGTCTGATTGATAAGACAAAGCTGCTCTTAGCAGACGATGGAAAAGTAACTGGCCTGGATGAGCAACTGAAAGGCTTAAAAGAGTCAAAATCGTTCCTGTTTAAGAGTGAGGAACCGGGCAAGGGTAAAGCATCCGGTTTCCGCAAACTGGGAGCGCCGAAACCAAATGGAACACAGTTAAAAAATGAAGACGGCAAAGTGGATATGAAAGCGGCCATCGCTGCGAAGATTCAGTCCCAGATGCCAGCAAACAATTAAGAAAGGAAGTATAAATTATGCCAGTAACATTAGCAGAATCAAAGAAAAACGTGCAGGATGACCTGCAGCTTGGTGTGATTGATGAGTTCAGAAAATCCAACTGGATTCTGGATCATATCACATTTGATGACGCCGTATCCCCGACCGGCGGCGGCGCGACACCGACTTATTCTTATACCAGATTAAAAACTCAGCCGACCGCAGCATTCCGTGCGATTAACACAGAGTACACTCCGAGCGAGGTTACCAAGGAGCGCCATTCTGTAGACATTAAAGTATTCGGTGGAGCTTACGAAATTGACCGTGTAATTGCCAACATGGGCGGTATCGTCTCTGAGGTGGAGCTGCAGCAGGCTCAGAAGATTAAAGCTGCGCAGGCGTTGTTCAATGATACCTTTATCAACGGTGACAGCGCTGTTGATACCAATGCATTCGACGGTCTGGACAAGGCTCTGACCGGAAGCTCCACAGAGTACAACACCGGCGATAGTGTGATTGACTTATCCACTTCCCAGCTCGTAACTGATAATTTCCAGTATTTCCTTGATATGCTGGATGAGTTCCTTCGTGGTCTGGATGGAACCCCGTCTTTCATTGCTGGTAATACGAAGCTGATTTCCAAGCTGAGAGCCTGTGCAAGACGCGCAGCCATGTATCAGACAACTCTGAATGAGTGGGGTAACAACGTAGAGTCCTATGGAAATATTCCGTTTGTGGATCTGGGTACAAAGCCGGGAACCAATGATGATGTAGTAGCAACAGATGCGGATGCCGGAACTACTTCCCTGTACGTGGGCCGTCTCGCTATGGATGGCTTGCACGGCGTTTCCTTTGCGGGAGTTGCACCGGTTCAGACATGGCTTCCGGATTTCTCTACCGCGGGCGCTGTAAAGAAAGGCGAGGTAGAAATGAATGCTGCGATTGCACTGAAAGCGTCCAAGGCTGCAGGTGTATTCCGTAACATCAAAGTAAAGTAGGAGGTGCCGAATGAAGGTATATGCACCGAATAAAGATTATACCGGCGTTTCTGCGTCGGTATTTTTCTGTAATGGAGTCGGCGAGACCAATGATCCGCGTCTTCTGGATTGGTTCCGTAAACACGGATACAATGTGGGAGAGTCGGCATCTGCAGCAGAGCCTGGAAAAAAGCCGGCTAAGAAATAGGGGGGTGTCCCTGTGGCTTATGAAGCATATGCAGATGTAGTTTATTACAAAGAGACCTACAGAGGCAGCACCGTGCCGACCGATGACCTGGAAAAAGCACTCCGCCAGGCCAGCCAGCACATTGATTCCCTGACCTACAACCGTATTGTAGGCCGGGGATTTTCCAATTTGACCGAGTTCCAGCAGGAAGTCATCCGGGAAGTGGTCTGCCAGCAGGCGGACTTTGAGCATGAAAATGCCGACATGATTGATTCCGTACTGTCCGGGTACAGCTTAAATGGCGCTTCTGTGCAGTTCGGCGATAGCTGGAACGTGTACGCAGATAAAGGTGTGGCCATGAAGAAGGATGTCTACGCTCTGCTGTCTCAGACAGGCCTTTGCTGCCGGTTAGCGAGGTGAGGCTATGAAATATCCATGCTTAGTGCCGAAACGGCTCTGTAAGACTGATATCAGCGTCCACTTGGAATCAGAAGAACTGGACAACCAGGGCAGTCCGAAGTATACGACGGATCTGGAACTGAAATGCAACTTCCAGGATAAGGCCAAGACTCTCTTGACGGCTGAGAAGAAGTTGGTGCAGATAACCGGTACGGCCATGTTTCCCGGTGATATCGCTCCTGATTTTCCAACTTTAAGCGGGGGTACCGTTACTGTATTTGGTGGAGAACGGAGGATTGAACTGGGGATGAAGGCCAGGAACCCGGACGGGACGGTGAACTATTGCCAGTTGGAGGTGGTCTGATGCAGGTTAAATCAACAGTGAAGATGAACTTCCCACGGATTAAGCAACTGACACAGGCGGCAGTGACTGCTCTGGAGATGACTGCCGAGGCATTGCATACCGAAGTGGTTCAGGCACAGGTATTCCCTTTTGATACAGGAAACTTGCAAAATGAAAGCACCTTTGTGGATTATAGCGAAGCAAAAGACGGTAAGGTCGCGTTGATATCCAGCACGCCTTATGCCCGGCGCCTTTATTATCATCCGGAATATAATTTCCAGACAAAGGAAAATCCGAATGCGAAGGGGCACTGGTATGAAGATTGGATGCAGGGAGGCAGCAAAGCAGATTTTGCGCCAAAAGCTTTTAAACAGCTGTATAAGAAAGTAGGTGGCGTGTGATGCTTAGAATCAATGATATCCGCGGCTATATTGCAGGTCTTGGGATAGCGGCGGATGATAATGTGTACATCGGCAAGATGGACGGAAAGAAGCAAAAGTCCATTGGTGTGTACAGCCGCCCAACGAGTGGCAGCCCTAATATTGCACTCGGAGGACTGGACTGCACCACCTATGACACAAAGCCGATATCCCTGCTTGTGCATTGGAGCAAGGACAAGGGAGCGGCTGAAGCAGCAGCCTGTGAGCTGTTTGAGAAACTTGAAAGTGTAACCAGCCTGTCCATAGGAGGCACCCACATCAATTATCTGCGCCTGATGGTTCCGGAACCGCAGGACGTCGGTACGGATGATTGTGGGGTGTACGAATATGTGATATGGCTGGATTTTATTTATCAGAGAAAGTGAGGAAATAAATGGACGGAACAGTATATCCGGTACATAATAACAAATTTAAGTTTGGTACGGCCGGTCTGCTTAGTACAGACGCGGAAATGGTAGTGCCGAAAGATTTAACCAACTTTGCACCGACGATTGATGGAACAACGGAAGAGTGGTATGCAATGGATGCGGAGGGATGGGCGAAGTCAGCGGTGACAGGAAAGAAGCTCAGCTTTTCGTTTCAGGGAAAAAGAAGCGTGGGCGATCCGGGCAACGATTATATTGCCAGCCTTGCATTATGCATGGGCGAGGATGCAATGACGAAATTTGAGTGGGAAATGGTATCCGGTGCAAAGATGAAATTTGACTGCGTTGTAAACGTAACGACACCCGGAGGTGGGGACAGCACAGCACTGGATGCACTGGAATTTGAAGTAACCTGCTATGGTAAGCCTGTGTTCACGCCGGCAGCGTAAAGGAGAAAGAAAATGGGAAAAGTGGTTGATATTACCGAGAAACTGACATTTGATGGAAACCCATCGCTGGTGATTAAGGGAAAACACTTGGAGGTAAATGCAGACGCCCCAACAATGCTGAAAGTCATGGGACTGATGGGAGACGCAGAGCCGGGAGTAAATGAAATACTGGAAACATATGATTTGATGTTTCCTGAAAAATCCAAGAAAGAAATCGAGAAACTGAAGCTGGGATTTAATGACTTGATTGTCGTCGTTCAGGAGGCAGTCGGACTGATTATAGGGGAGGATGAACAGCCGGGAGAGCAGTGACCCGTACTATGATTTATTCGGAGACTGGGACTTGATTATATCCAGTTTCTTATCACAGTACGGGTTGCGCATCAGAACGAAAGAGTTTGAGAGTGTCTCCTGGGATGAGTTTAAATCCCTTCTGGCCGGAATGGCCCCGGAAACTGCCCTGGGGCGCATGGTGGCCATCCGGTCGGAGACAGATAAAGATGTAATCAAGCATTTTACCAGGGAGCAGAAGCGGATTTATGACGATTGGCGGAACCGGAAGGCGGAACGCACCAGACAGGAGCCGCAGACTTATGAGCTGCAGATGAACTATCTTGAAAGCATGATGGCGGCAATATGCGGAGGTGGTTGAGATAAAGGCAGGTGATGTAAATGGCAGCTGACAGCGTTGGTCAGATTGGTCTTGACCTTGTAGTAAATAAAAACGATTTTGACAAGCAGATGAAGGGTATCCAGGGGCTGGCTAAGAAAGCTGGTGCAGCTCTGGCGGCTGCCTTTGCAGTTAAGAAGCTGATAGACTTTGGGGCACAATGTATCGAATTGGGCTCCGACCTGCAGGAAGTGCAGAACGTTGTTGATGTAACGTTCCCGCGCATGTCAAAGCAGATTGATGACTTCGCAAAGAATGCGGCGGTGCAATTTGGTTTATCAGAGACGATGGCAAAGAAGTTCACTGGAACCTTCGGAGCGATGTCGAAGGCATTCGGCTTTGGCGAAAAGCAAGCTTATGAGATGGCCACGGCACTGACGGGGCTGGCTGGCGACGTGGCGTCGTTTTACAACATCAGTCAGGACGAGGCCTATACAAAGCTGAAATCCGTGTTCACAGGAGAAACGGAAACCCTTAAAGACCTGGGCATTGTCATGACGCAGAGTGCCCTTGACAGCTATGCCCTGGCTAATGGGTACGGCAAGGTAACGGCTAAAATGTCCGAAGCGGAGAAGGTAGCCCTGCGGTATCAGTTTGTGCAAGACCAGCTTACCCTGGCATCCGGGGACTTTGTCCGCACGGCTGATGGGTGGGCCAACCAGGTCCGAATACTGAAACTGCAATTTGACAGCTTTAAAGCCACAATTGGACAGGGGCTTATCAATGTCCTTACGCCGGTCATCAAGGTAATCAATACGATTATCGGCAAGCTGATGTCTTTGGCCAACGCCTTCAAGGCCTTCACAAACCTGATCTCCGGTAAAAAGGGTTCCGGAGGCGGCGCATCGGTGGCGGCGGCCGGTATGGAGGCCGTGGCGAAGTCAGCAGACAACGCAGGCGCTGCAATGGGCGGAGCCGGTGGAGCTGCCAAGAAAGCAGCAAAGGACATCAAAGGTGCGACAACAGGTATCGATGAACTGAATATTATTCAGCCATCAGATTCTGGTTCAGGAGGCGGCGGGGCCGGTGGAGGCTACGACGCAGATGAGTTTGACATGGGAGAGATTGACACCTCTCCAGTCGACGAGATGGATGCCAAGTATCAAGGACTGATTGACAAGGTAAAGGAGCTGGCCGACCTTTTTAAATATGGGTTTAAAATTGGCTTTGGTGACACATCGGTTCTGGATAGCATCCAGTCTTCGATTGATGGAATTAAGAAAAGTCTGAAGGATATTTTTACGGATCCGGCAGTAATGAAAGGCGCCGACAACTTTGCAAAACAGTTCTCGTATAACCTGGGGAAGATAGCTGGAAGCTTTGCCTCTGTGGGAGCTACGATAGCTGATAACCTGCTGGGCGGAATTGACAAATATCTACAGCAAAATAGTACCAGAATAAAAGATTTCCTGGTATCAATGTTTGATATCGGAAGTGATATATCTATGATATCTGGTCGTTTTTCGGAGGCTACTGCGGATATTTTTTCCGTGTTCCGGAGCGATGCAGCAAAACAGATTACCGCTGATATAATAGCTATTTTCTATAATGGCTTTATGGGGACGCTTGAATTGGGCGCTGCTTTCGGCCGCGATATTCTGGATTTAATAACTGCACCAATTATCGAAAATAGCTCTGGATTTAAAGAAGCGTTCAATGGAATTTTGGAGGCGGTTCAGACTATAACAGGTTCAATCAGCGAGACGTTTTCTAAGTTTGTAGACGCTGTATTAGATGTATACAACAAAAATATTTCGCCATTGATTGAAAGTATCAAAACAGGGCTGTCGGATATTGCAAAAAGTGCATTAGAAGCATTTAATACACATATTCTTCCAGTTATTCAAAACGCGGCAGAGCGTTTTGCTGAGTTTAATACAAGTACTTTGCAGCCACTTATCGAAAAGTTCGGCGAGTTTGCCGGAAAGGTAACAGAGTGTATACGGACGGTTTGGGAGACAGTCTTACAACCCTTCATCACGTGGTTTATTAATAACATAGCACCGATAATCGCCAGCAACCTCAAAACCGCTATAGATAATTTTTTTACTTTCTTAGATAGTGTTTCGGAAGTAATCAGCAATGTTTTGGATGCCCTTGGAGGTCTATTAGATTTTTTGATAGGCGTTTTTACCGGGGATTGGGAACGGGCTTGGGATGGAATTAAGCAATTCCTTTCGTCTTGTTGGGAAGCTATGAAGGCCTTGGTTCGAGTTGCCTTTGATACAATTAAATTATGTATTGACACGGTACTCAATACTATAAAAGGTCTTTGGGGACTGATCTGGAATAATATAAAGTCCTTCGCGGAAGAAACCTGGAATGCCATTAAGAATAAAGCAGCAGAGATATTTGAGGCTTTACGCGATAAGCTTTCCGAAATATGGGACAATGTCCGTTCTACCGTTGAAGAAAAATGGAACGCCATCAAAGAGTGGTTTGAGGACATCTGGAATAAAATTAAGGACGTCTTCAAGCTGGATGAGATGGTGGAAATCGGTAAAGACGTCATGAATAAACTATGGGAAGGCTTAATAGTAGTCTGGGAGGAGATAACAGTGTGGCTTTCCGGCATTGTGGATACGGTCAAGCAGATATGGCAGGATGTGTGTGACACCGTCAAAAATATATTTAAGAAGTCCAAAGAAGCAGAAGACAGAGATAGTGACAGTGGCAGCGGTTCTAAAAAAGGTGGTG